AAAGAAGAATTCCTCACAAATAAAGATAAATTAGTTTGGACAAATTGGAGTCCTAATAATACATACGTTGCCCCTGGAAATGATCCCTATGAGGGATGGCAAATTGCAGGACTGTATTTGGAGCATGGGCAGCACATTGTTGATAATATTGATACCTATAGGAAGTTGTATCAAACTGAAGTTTATCCAGATCCAGAACGTGGAATTGTTTATGGAGATAATGCAAAAGCACTTCCAATACTAACAGACATTGCTTACAAGTGTGGACTTAGAACTAGGGTCGGTGTTAGTGTTGTTTATCCTGGAAAGCATATTGGATGGCATACTGATAATGATCCAGCAACTGAAGACACAGTAACATTGAGGGGATTGTGGGGACTGGATATTAATAACACTAGTGATGAATATGCATTTTTATCTCTTAATGTAAGAGGAGATATGCCAACAGAACACTTTGAAAATAATAAGTTTATTATGTTCTGGGGAAGGACGACCCATATGGTTTACAACACATTGACAACTCCCAGATATTGTCTTTGTTTTGATATAAAAGTAAATATAGACGATATTCTCTAAATATATAAAAAGAATATCTTCTGGGGTATTATGAGACCACTGATTCTAATCGGTTGTTTTTTTCCCATAGCGTTAATCTGGATAGTAATGAAACTATCCGTATGGATTGCTGCTGTTAATTCTGAACAAGAGTATGTCAGAGAAGACACCAAACGACCACATGGACCCTACATGGCAAATGCATATGCAGATGTTGATGAAGAGGAAGAGGAATATGGAAGTAAAACAGATTATCGATAACACTTTGTTTGAATACTATTCTGAAAAAGGTTTACCAGTTCCAAACTGGAAGAGAAATAAGGATCCTCAGTGGTGGATAAATTATCTTCAGGAATTGGGTATTGACAAAAACAATCCTTGAGTATATAATTACTAAATCGCATTCCTCTTTAGCTCAGCGGTAGAGCGAACGACTGTTAATCGTTTGGTCCCTGGTTCGATCCCAGGAAGGGGAGTCGGGTAGGTGTCCGAGTGGTTAATGGAGGTGGACTGTAAATCCACTGGCTCTGCCTACGGGGGTTCAAATCCCTCCCTGCCCACCTGGAGAGGTGGTCGAGTGGTTTATGGCACTGGTCTTGAAAACCAGCGATGTGCAAGCATCCGTGGGTTCAAATCCCACCCTCTCCGTTGACATGATACATATCATATGATATTATGTCCATATCGGGAGATTAGCTCAGCGGTAGAGCGCCTGCCTTACAAGCAGGATGTCACTGGTTCGATCCCAGTATCTCCCATGCATTAGGTAAAGGTCATGTTAGTACGATGCAAAAATTGTAACTTAGAATTAAGTTCACATCCAGTTAAAACTGTCTCTTGTGGTTGCCCAAATATGACAACTCTTAGAGGAGATATTATAACTGCAAACGATTTATCTCTGGTTGTTATTGTTGAAGGCAACAAAGAGATTAAAAAACCAGACACACTATCTCAGGAAGATAGGGTCTGGCAAGAGAATCGTCGTAAAAGAAAAGTTCGTAAACTTGATTTTGAAGTTAGATAGGATGCATATCTAAGTCTTCTCCAATAATAGCATATTGCATACCGTCTTCTTTTAACTCACCAAATTTAAAGACCTTCTTGGAGAGTATACTTCTCTGGAAGGTTCCTTCTTTTTCTGATTCCTCATTGAATCCCTTATCAAATTTAATCCCAAGTGGATGGGACACGATAATGTCTCCAGGTTGAGCATGGATACCATCTAACCATTCATGCTTAAGGATTAATTTTCTAAACTTCTTGAATGCAGACACTAAGATACGTGCTCTCTCTTCAATTGTGAAGAGGGTTGGATCGGTAACATATTCTGCTTCCCATCCCATTTCACCAAGTCTTCCTGGTTCTCCATACTTGATATTATCCATCAAGTTCCTCATTCTTCTATCCAATTCTTCTCTAGGTATCCCAGATAGAAGGCAAGTTTTTAATTCCACTTGCAAGTAACTTTTCTTGCTGTAGTATGGAACGATGAACGGACACAGATTAATTTGCTTCTCTCCGAATACAAATGGCACTTTAATCTGCAGTTTGTCACCAGGCTCAAACAATTCATCGTTGTCAGAGTACCCTAGTTCCAATAAATACTTATCAATGAGACTCATGAGTGATTTAGATATTCATATTGAATTATACCATACAACCCAGTAATTTTTTGTTTTGTTAAGATTTAACAATTTATTTCAATTGTTATCATTCTTAGTCTAATAAGACGTTGACAACATGATACAAACTATATAAACTTTAAAAGTAAACGTAGCACTGTGCCTGAATGGATCCATCTACAACACCATTAATTGGTTTTTATTTGACTATTGTCCTCCTTGTCCTCATGGTAGCTTATGCTGGGTTTGAGGGAACTATGAGAGTATTCTCTTACTTGGATCTTCAAATTAGATATGCATTTATTCGACTCCAAATGTTTTATATGGGGTGGAATTTGAAGCGTCAATTAATAAAAGACACAAAGAACTACGAAAGATTCATAGAGGAAACTAAAAATGACCAACGATAGAGAGATGTCCGATCTCAAACTTGAGAGAAAGGAATGTCCTAAGTGTGGTGCTGTTTGGATAAATGGAGAACATCGCTGGTCTGGTACAGCAAAAAAAGGAAACGAACTTGATCTTGCTGGACTTGTATGTAACAAACTTGGTGATGAAACCTGCATAAATCCGTGCAAAGGTATGGGAGGAGGAGTAACATGGGCAGATAGGTTGGAGCAGTTAGAAAAGGACTATCCAAATGACTGAATCAAAAAGCGACCCACTGATAACAAAATCGGAATGTCAGGAGATGATTGATGCTGCCATACGCCGTCATAATAGGAATGCTTCGATTATTAGTATGTGTGTTGGTTGGGTTGTTCTTGCACTTTTTGCTGAAGGTCTTCTTCGACTTATTGGAGTAATACCCCCTGTACTGCCATGGCTCAACATTACCTTGAATTAATTGGTATTGTTTTACTGTTGGTGTTTGCCGTCACAATGTTCTATCAGGGAACATTAATTATGACAGGCAAACGTGGTTATAGGCACTGCGAACGAGAAAAACAAAAAATGGATAATGCTCGTAAGCAAATAGAAGATCTCTTTAAAGACAAATGACTGAAGAAGACTTGCAGGAACTACAAGACAGAGTTCAGGAATTAAAAATTAGGTATCTATTTGAAGAGCCTTGTCCTCTCTATGAGGAGTTTGAAGATGAACTGGACTGAATTTATTGATTTTATTGCAAGTGTTTTATATCTCTATGTTGCTTGGTTGAGTGGTATCTTGTTGGGATATATCATAGGTAAAAGAGAGGATAAATAATCAAACAATTTTTTAAAAGATTATGTTTATTGACCCAGAGTTAAGTAAATTAGATACTAAAATCTTTACCGATAATTATGGTGCAATAAGAGAAGATTTTATTAAGTGTAGAAACTATGAATATTTCATTGATTATTCTCACGATTATGATTTGACTGCTGCTGATGATGACTTCCTTGGATTTGTTCCCACACTAACTGAGGAATATCCATGGAAAGTTTCTCCACTAATCTTCAATAGAAAAGATATAAAAAGAACACCAAAGTTTTGTAGGGAATGTTTTACAACAGAACTTTTACTTAATCAACCAATTAAACCAGTTCTCGCAGTATTCTCTATTTTAGAACCAGGAGCAGAGTTAGAACCTCATTCTGATGGGGATGAGAGAATTGATCCAAGGTACGCGAACTCAAGTGTAATTAAATATCACTTCTGCCTTGATATCCCTGCTGATGGTGAGTGTGGTTTAGTTGTCAATGATGAACAGAGATTACTTAGTAATGGTGATCTCAATCTGTTTGATGAGAAACAATCTTCACACTATGCATACAATACATCATCTTCCCGTAGAGGAGTTTTGATCGCATCTTACATTAGAGATGAGGTTTTAAATAGTTGACAAGGATTCGTGGATATCCTATAATATCCACATACATCGGGATGTAGCGCAGTTTGGTAGCGCATTCGCTTTGGGAGCGAAGGGCCGCAGGTTCAAATCCTGTCATCCCGATTGTTAATCATTTTAACTTGATTGCACAATGTACGCCAAGAAATATAACCCTCCCGAACCAGTTGTTCAGGGAACACATAGAGTTGCAGATCAACCCCTTGTATATTATAGAGAAGTCCTTCCATCTGGATTAGTAGACTTAATGGTCGAAGAACTTCGGGAGATGGAAAAGTTTAACGTCCCATTCCAAGATGCGGAAGTTGGTGGGGATAATTATGGACGTATGGATCATGCTGTCCGTAATTCTAAGTTGCATTGGTGGACAGAAGATCATTGGGTATGTAGTGTAATATCCCACTATATTGGTCTTGCAAATAAAACTTATTGGGAATATGATTTAAATATGCTTGAGAGTATACAGATATCTGTATATGATAAAGATGGGCATTATGATTGGCATAGTGACTATGGAACATCCGTGAAAGGAACCTGGACTAGAAAGTTAAGTGCCAGTGTTCTTGTAAGTGACCCTACGGATTATATTGGTGGAGATTTGGAGTTTATTGATTACCATGGAAATCTTGTAAAGGCACCAAAAGAAAAAGGTAGCGTTATTGTATTTGACTCTAGAATTCCACACAGAGTAACACCCGTCACACATGGACGACGTGTGTCTCTTGTAACTTGGATGTATGGACCTAAACTAAAATGACACCTTGGCCTCGCTTCGCTGAAACCCCATTTAAGAAGATTAAAGTTCCACAAGAACTTTATGTTGAGATGATGCTTGCCTACAATAAAGCACGTTTTAATGAGATACAGTACGATGCTTATTTTGATGATGACTATCAGATGATAGTCTCTGGAGGATCTGTTAGCATACTTAATTCAAACAATCCATTTTATCTTAGGGCAAGCATACCCAGACATATCTTTAATAAGTGGGGAGAACAGTTGCAACCTCTATTAGAAGAGTGGTCGGGAACAGAACTGAGATTCATACAGGGATATGGTATACGATCTTATGTAAAAGATTCTATTCTCGCTGTTCATAGAGATGAAATTAAAACCCATATAATTAGTGCTATAATACATATTGATGAATACCCAGATGTAAAATGGCCATTAGATTTTCTTGATCATGAAGGTCAACATCACCAAGTAACCTTTGATCCTGGTGATATGTTAATGTATGAGAGTCTGTGTGTACACGCTAGGGAGACTCCATTCGTTGGAGAATTTTACAGAAATATGTACTTCCATTGGTGTCCAGCAGATTGGAATCCAACACCGTATCAAAACAATAGATTAAGATACACATCCATTGAGGAAGCAAAAAGTGAGTACCAATTCAACACAGTCAGAAGAACAAACTAGTATTCCATTTTACACCGTGGAACACTGGCAAGATAATTGGGATGCTCTTCTTGAGAGAGTTGAGCAAGGTGAAACTATAGGAGTAGAGAATTTAGAGACTGGGGATCGAGCAGTAATGGTTCCTGCAGACGATGAACTTCTCAGATTGTATACTGACCATAATGAAGGATCATGAAAATTGTAGATAATTTTCTTGATAAAGAATATTTTGATTCTATTAAAAGTTTTTTAACTTCTAATGATTTCCCTTGGTATCTATCAAAAGGAATATCTGAAGAAGGATCACAAGGAATATATTTTACTCATACCTTTTACGAAAATTATATTCCAAAAAGCGAACACATTGGAGTATTTGGTGCATTTATAAATACACTTCAACCAAAAGCAATTATGAGATTGCGTGCTGCTTTGCATTCTAAAACTAATGAATTAGAATGGCATGGTATGCATAGAGATTATCCATTTGAGCATAAGGGATGTATTTTATATCTCAACACATGTGATGGATACACTGGATTTACTAATAATAAAGTTGAGTCTATTGAGAATCGTGCGTTGTTTTTTAACCCAGGCGAATCTCATTGCAGCACCTCCTGCACCGATCAAGACTTTCGTGCTATAATCATCATGAACTACTTTTAAGGGACTGTCGCCTATTGGTTAAGGCCCACTGCTTATAACGGTGTGAACTGGGTTCAATTCCCAGCAGTCCTACCAGCTCCTTTAGCAATCTGGTGAATGCAGCGAACTCATAATTCGCCTGAGGCGTGTTCGATCCACGCAAGGAGCACTTGACAGATCTCTGTCAAACCAGTACAATGTTCTTGTCAACATTCAAACCAATGACTCTTACATCAAAGTTCAAGAAAGACATCAGCACTCTCCGTGCTGCTGCAAGCGGCGATCTTTACCTTGACGTAAAAAACCCAAAACTCTTTAAAAAAGTTCGTCGGTATTACGATAATGAAGGTGTAGTTTTTTCTGGCGATCCCCTTGATGACTATGACATTCTTATGGAGTGCATTGCTCAAGATCTTGAATCTGTAGAAGTTGCCTAACGTTTCCTAGTTCGTAAAACTAGGTGGTGGAGTCAATGACCCTTTAAAAATGCAATTAACTAAAGAACAAATCCAATCTAACGAATATCTACACCAAGATTTTATCTGTGCTTGGGATAATCTAATCCCCGATGATTTCTGCGATTGGTTAGTGCATTACATAGACAATTCTGCATATCTTAGTCCCAGAAGAATTACGTATCTTACCGATAAACAAGTTGAGATGCATAACTTTTCTCCTGGAGAAGCAGATTTCCTTCAAAGAATTGTAAACCAATGTGCTACTGAATATATGGATAAGTATCCATATTTACAATCAAACTCATACAGCAGTAGTTGTGTTCTTCTCCAAAAGACTGAACCAAAAGAAGGATTTCATGCATTCCATTGTGAAGACTCTGCTTGGAATACTCAGACGAGAACTCTTGCTTGGATGGTTTATTTGAACGATGTTGAAGATGGTGGAGAAACAGAATTTCTTTATCAGCAACTAAAAATTAAACCAGTAAAGGGAAGAATTGTTATTTGGCCAGGATCTTTTACTCATCTACATAGAGGTAATCCTCCAATGAGTAACAAGTATATTGCTACTGGTTGGTACGCTGGAGCGCAAGGTCTTGAAAAAAGATTTTTCTCCCCTAACGATTCCTCATCTTGAATGGCATGTTACACACTCTTGTAATTTTACATGTCAAGGATGTGGACATTACACAAATGATGGGTACAAACAGAATATAACCTTAGAAACTCTCAAAGGATGGTATCTCTCTTGGAATAAGAGAATCTTCCCTAGAGAGTTATCTATGTTGGGAGGAGAACCTCTCCTTAATAAGGAGATTGTAGATATAATCTACATGACAAAAGAAGTCTGGGATATCCAGGATAATCAGGAATTTGAACTTGTATCCAATGGACTTCTTTTTAGTAGGGTTGATGGTTTAGCAAAGGCATTAATAGACACAGACTGTATACTTACAATTACAAAACACTCAACAGATCCAAATTACATTCGATTGTTTGATGACTCAATTAAATGTATTGAGGAGTCTGGAGTAAAATATAGAATTCATGATGCATCTGAATATTGGTTGAAAACATATTCTGGGTACGGTTGTTCTATTGAACCAATTCAAAGTGATGACTATAAAATGTCCTGGGACAATTGTCCAACAGGGCAGGAGAATTTTATTCTTCAGGATAATAAGATATATAAATGTGCAGCACTTGCATACCTTCCATTGCAAAAGCAAAAGTATGGTGATAAGTTGTCTGCGAAGTGGGATCCATATCTCAAATATGATCCACTATTACCAGATGCAACTAACTTAGATGTGTTGGAATTTTTCACTAGAACTGCCGAACATGTTTGTTCGATGTGCCCTAAACATAAAGATCTCTTTACAAAAGAAACCCCTCTTCATTCGCCGCGATACGTGAGAAGTTTATATGAAACCGACAGATGAGATATTGATAGTTGATGATCTGTTTGATGAATTAACAGTAAATCAACTATACAAAGAGTGTCAAACACATTTTGAAAAAAATTTAATGTTTGATGATGACATTGAGATTACAAATTCTATAGTTGATTGTCATGGATTAGCATTATCTGAGAGTATGTACTTCCCATATTCGGTAAACTGTTGGAATATTTTGTGTCTGAAGATAAAAAAGTACGTTGTAGAATATTGCAATAAGTTTGGGTATGATGAATCATTTGTAATTCCATTCTCATGTTGGGCAGAAAGGTCTGCTACAGAGACAACAGTTGACCCAGATTTGTTGGATGGGTACAAGTATGTTTTATATGAGGGTGGTGTCTTTAAGGATGATGGATTTGAATACTTTAGAGACCGACCTCAAAAAGTAGAAGATCATCAAGTTAAAAAACATCTATTGAGATCTGTATATAATTTGCATAGTCCAGATCCATTCTTTGGTACTTCTGTGTTCTTCCCTTCTGGTGAAAGAAGAATACCTGCCAAACCAAATAGGTTAATAATCTATGATGGAGGAAGTCATCCAAGCACACATTACTACCCTAGAAAGGGATCAAATACATTTTACTTTGAAGATCATTCTGTAGGTAAATATAATATTGTTTTTGATTGGTATATCAATGAACCATTCGATGTCCCAGATTGGATTCTTCCTTAAGCGTTGTCAATACAATCTACAACAATAGTAATTCTTGGATAGTTTTGAGCAACCTCTATGGGCGGATATATTGCTGTATGGTAAAGTTTTGGATTGAATATCAGTAGACTATTCTCTTCTCCATCATTTTGGAATATTTTTTTATCAGTTAATTTTACAATCGTTCCATATTTTGGATCTGGATTCTTTAAGTAATAAACCATTCCTATTGGATTGTTTTTGTGAGAATGCATATTGCCAAAAACATTATGTTGTCTCAGACGCTTCCTCAAATCTTCCTTTGTATGAGTACCTGGAAACTCTATGTCTGCAATTCTAGTAATCCAAGAAGAGTGTACTTTTATTGAGGGTAAATGGATATCTGCTATGGTGCAGTATTTGGCAATATGCCTTCTTATTTCTGAATAGAACTTTTGCCAAAGTTCGGAGGTTACAAATTCGTTAATTGATAGTAATTGATTAGATGCCTCTGGAGGATATACTTCTTCTGTGATGGGTTTCCGTGTAGTCTCTAACCAATACACTGCAGAATCATATAATTCCGATAGCATCTCTTCAGGAATTACATCAAATGCTTTGTAAAAATAACTATCTTCGTGCTTTTTTACCTGTATAGTCTTAGACATTCTTCACCACTTTCGATAGTAGTATTTATTGGCAGTCTGTGTTATACTCGATAGATACAATGCCTAAACTATGAAAACAGCACTGATTACTGGAATCACAGGGCAGGATGGTTCATATCTTGCCGAACTACTTATTGAGAAGGGATATATGGTTCATGGGATTGTCCGAAGGGCATCTCTTATTAATACTCATCGTATCGATCACATCTTTAATCATCCACAATTAAAACTTCACTATGGCGATCTAACCGATGCTGGTAACCTAATTCATGTTATTCAAAAAACAAAACCAGATGAGATTTATAATCTTGCTGCTCAGAGTCATGTAAAGGTGTCTTTTGAACTTCCTGAGTACACTGGTAATGTTGATGGACTTGGAACTCTACGTATTCTTGAAGCAGTAAGGATCCTTGAGATGGAAGATACCTGTAGAATTTATCAGGCATCCACTAGTGAGTTGTATGGACTTGTTCAAGAGGTTCCTCAGCGAGAGACCACTCCTTTTTATCCACGTTCTCCCTATGGTGTAGCAAAACTTTATGCCTATTGGATTACTAAGAACTATCGGGAATCTTATGGGATGTATGCATGTACTGGGATTCTCTTTAACCATGAGTCTCCTCGTCGTGGTGAAACTTTTGTGACTCGTAAAATTACCAAAGGTCTTTCTAAGATTAGTTGTGGTCTTCAAGATTGTTTGTATCTTGGCAATCTTAATGCTAAAAGAGATTGGGGACATGCAAAGGACTATGCTGAAGCAATGTGGTTGATGCTTCAGCAAGACACTCCAGACGATTATGTAATTGCTACTGGTGAGCAGTATTCTGTAAGGGAGTTTGTTGAGAAGTCCGCAAATTACTTTGGCATGAGTATTGAGTGGCAAGGAGAAGGTTTGGATGAGATTGGTATTGATAAAAATACTGGAAGAATCGTCATCCGAGTGGACGATAAATACTTCCGTCCCGCCGAAGTTGAGTCTCTCTTGGGAGATGCAACAAAAGCAAAAGAGCAACTAGGTTGGGAACCAAAAATTACTTTTGATGGACTTGTTGAGGACATGTGTATCTATGGACAGTGATTCTAGAATTTTAGTTGCAGGTGCCAATGGACTAGTTGGATCTGCAATTGTGAGGAACTTAAAGAGTAAGGGGTATTCATACGTCATTGAAGCAACTCGCAAGGAGGTTGACTTTACTGATCAAGTTCAAACTGAGACTTATTTTGGTTCCGTAGAACCAGAATATGTTTTTCTTGCCGCCGCCAAAGTCGGTGGAATTATGGCAAATAAAACATATCCTGCAGATTTTATGTATCAGAATCTAATGATTCAAACAAATATCATTAATTCTGCATATAAGTATGGATGCAAAAAATTAGTATTCCTTGGTTCTTCTTGCATTTATCCAAAGCACCCCAACATTCCCATTACTGAAGATCAGTTAATGACTGGACCTTTGGAACCAACCAATGATGCATATGCCATTGCAAAGATTGCTGGTATTAAGATGTGCCAAGCGTATCGCCAACAGTATGGGTTTAATGCTATCTGTCTTCAACCTACAAATCTGTATGGAGTAAATGATAATTTTGATCCAGAATCCAGTCATGTTATTCCTGGGATTATGCGTAGGATGCATGAAGCAAAATTAAATAATGATTCTGAGTTCTGGTGTTGGGGAGATGGATCTCCTCTTAGAGAATTTCTTTACATTGATGATATGGCAGAAGCGTGCTATGCTTGTATGGAAATGTACAATGATTCTGATATTATTAATATTGGAACTGGTACAGACCTCTCTATCAAAGAATTGACAGAAGTTGTTGCTACAGTTGTTGGATTCACTGGGTACATTAAGTGGGATACATCTAAACCAAATGGAACTCCCAGAAAGGTTATGAATGTAGATAAACTTTTGGGACTTGGGTGGGAACCAAAGGTTGATATTGTAGAAGGATTAACAAAAACTTACGAATGGTTTAAAGAGAATTATGATCGGATTTAATAATCTAGGTAAACTTGGTAGATTGGGTAACCAAATGTTTCAGTATGCTTCTCTGAGAGGCATTGCTGCTAAGAATGGTTACAACTGGATGATGCCACCACCAGCAGACAATCCCAATAACCATGATGAGTGGCGAGATCATCAACTGTTCTATCCTTTTATGATGTCTTCAGTTGAGAATCTTAACGTCCAATATGTTTGTGGCAGAAGACCAACTGTAAAGGAATCTACATTTGGTTTTGATGATGGGTTGTATAGTAGTTGCCCCAAATGGGTAAACATCGAGGGTTATCTTCAAAGTGAAAAGTACTTCAAGGATATTGAAGATGTTATTCGTGAAGACTTTACTTTTAAACCTCAGTTCCTTAGACCCTCTCGCTCGATGATTACATCTTGCGAAGAACCGATCTCACTTCATATTAGAAGAACTGATTATCTTCAGTTGTCTCATCATCATAATAATCTTGGGTTGGAATATTATGAAGAAGCACTGACTCACTTTGACAATGATAGGACAGTGGTTATCTTCTCAGATGATCCTGAATGGTGCAAAGAGCAATCTCTATTTGAAAGTGATAGATTCTTGGTTGCAGAGGGCAACATCAATTATGTTGATTTATGCTTAATGACTTTGTGTAAGTCTCATATTATTGCAAACTCATCATTCTCCTGGTGGGGAGCATGGTTAGCGAAGAGTGATAAAGTTATTGCTCCAAGCAAGTGGTTTGGTCCTGATAATCAACACCTAGATACTACAGATCTTTATTGCCCAGATTGGATTGTAATTTAATGAAAGTCGCTATTATTTTTATTGGAACCGAGAAGTATCTTAACTTCCTTCCAGCATGGTATGAGAGTTGTGAACAATTCCTGTTGCCAAACATTGAGAAAAAGTATATAATCTTTACTGATGGTGAGATTCCAGAATCTCCAGATAATGCTATTGTATATCATCAAGAGCATTTAGAGTGGCCATATATCACTTTGTATCGTTTTAAGATGATTCAGAAGTGCTTTGATGACATTCAAGATTGTGATTGGTTGGTATTCCTAGATGCGGATATGCGTGTTGTTGACACAGTAAATCCTGAAGATTTACTTGATGATACTAAGAAGTACATTGGTGTTCACCACCCATGTCACTATCTTAATATGCCACCACACAATGAACTGCCTGGGGCATTTGATGTTACAATGCTATCAAATGCTTGTGTATCTGAAGATGATGATCTTTCGGTTTATGTTCAGGGATGTCTGTGGGGAGGAAAACTTCCTTATGTTCTTGATATGATTAAAGAACTTGATCGCAGAACAACAGAAGATGAAGCAAATAACATTATTGCCACATGGCATGATGAAAGTCATCTCAATAAATTTTATATTGAACATAGAGAAGATGTATTTGTTGCTTCTCCCAGTCTTGCATACCCAGAAGTGTTTGCTAAGGCGTGTACCTTTGAACCAAAAATTGTTCACCTAGCAAAAGATAATAGTAAGTATCATGTCTAAAATTGCTATGATTTACTCGGGTCAACCGAGGCATTTAAAAGAATGTTATGAGAACCATTTGCAAACTTTTTGGGAAGCAAATCCAGATTGTGAGATAGATGTTTTTGCTCATATTTGGTATGATGAAGCATGGGTTGGAACTTATTTTTGGGATCAATATAAGGATCGTGGTCGCTGGGAAGCAGATCTAAAAGACTTTATGGTAGAGAAGTGGCAACCAAAGGGTCTTGTCTTTGAAGAACCAAAAGAATTTGAAGCAGAAGACATTCACCCTGATCCCAGATTTCCGCACCCAGTCAATAACATCATTTCGATGTTCTATAGTTTGAGTGAAGCAAACAATCTAAAAAAGAAGTACGAGGAAGAAAATGACTTTAGGTATGATTGTGTTATTCGATTACGAACTGATGAATACTTTCATACACCAATTGGGTCGATCAGTAATTATGATTTAAATACTGTCAATGTCCTTAATGAGTGGGCACATGTAGAGCATGGTATTAATGATCACTTTGCATTTGGGTCTTCCGAGTTAATGGATAAATATCTTGACGTATTTGACAACTTTGTTGAAATATGTGAGATGGGTGCAGAGATCAATCCAGAATGTCTGATTGGTTTTAACGCACAAAAGAGGCATAACCTTCCCATCACTAAAAACCCCTGGCACTATGTACTTTGGAGAGACAAAAAATAATGACTAAACTTGTTATCTTTGATTTGGATGGAGTCCTAATCGACAGTAAAGATTATCATTACGAAGCATTAAATCAAGCACTCGGGGATGAATACGCTATCAGTAGAGAAGAGCATGTTAGCATTTATGATGGTCTCCCCACTAAAGCAAAACTAGAATTACTAACCAAGAATAAGGGTCTTCCTGTAGATCTTTATGATGATATTTGGCAGGTAAAACAAGAGGCAACTCTAAAGATCTTTAATGATTGTGTTGCAAAAGACTATGAGTTGATGGGTTATTTCCAGCAACTTGTAGATGCAGGATATAAGATTGCAGTTGCTTCTAACAGTATTCGCAATACTGTAAAGATTATTCTTCTGCGTCTTGGACTTCTTGAGTTTGTTGATATGTACGTCTCTAATGAAGACGTTGTTCGCAATAAACCATTCCCAGCAATGTACTGGAAGTGTATGACTGCTCTTGGAGCACTTCCTGCAGATACTGTAATTGTTGAGGATAGTCATATTGGTCGTCAAGGTGCTCTTGATAGTAAGGCACATCTAGTTCCTGTAGAGGATCGTAAGGATCTTAATCAGGCAAAGATCGATCGCATCAAAAAAATTCTGAATGGTACAAAACAAAAAGTTGCGTGGGAGAGCAAGACTATGAATGTTCTTATTCCTATGGCAGGTGCTGGTAGCAGATTTGCTAGTCAGGGTTACACCTTCCCCAAACCTTTGATTGAAGTTAAAGGCAAACCAATGATCCAAGTGGTTGTTGAGAACCTGAACATCAAAGCAAATTACACCTTCATCGTTCAGAAGGAGCACTATGAAAAGTATAATCTTAACTATTTGCTTCCTCTGATTGCTCCTGGATGCAACATTGTTCAGGTTGATGGTCTTACTGAAGGTGCTTGCTGCACCACTCTTCTTGCAAAGGAGTTTATCAATAACGATGAACCTCTTGTGATGGCAAACTCTGACCAGTTTGTTGAGTGGGATTCTAATGAGACCCTCTACGCCTTCCAGAACGGTGAAGTTGACGGCGGTATCGTTACGTTCCCTGCAACTCACCCTAAGTGGTCTTATGCTAAACTTGGCGAGGATGGTTATGTTGCTGAAGTTGCAGAGAAGAAACCCATCTCAGAACATGCTACAGTAGGCATCTACTACTGGAAGAAGGGTTCTGATTATGTGAAGTATGCTGAGCAAATGATTGAGAAGGATATTCGTGTCAACAACGAATACTATGTCTGCCCAGTATTTAACGAAGCAATTGGTGATGGTAAGAAGATTCGTATCAAAGAGATTGATAAATCTGGTATGTGGGGTATTGGAACTCCCGAAGATCTGAATTACTTCCTGGAGCACTATGAGGGAGATGTTTGATGGAACTTATTGATTTACCTAACTTTGGAATCGCTGAAGCAAAGTTAGAACAGAGGCATATTGATTGTCTTTATGATGATTTAATTAGTCAATCTCCAAAAGGATGGACTTTTGAAGGTCATAAAATTGTAAAGGGCACTGACATTCCTCAGTGGGATTTCAAGTTTAGTGGAAGAACCATGGAATTGTTCATGGGAGAAGTTCTTGGACCTCTTGTTGGAAAATACGTTGACAAGTATGGCAAACATACTTTACTATGCACTTCCAATCTTCATGGAATTACTGTGAGTAGATGTTGGGTTAGGTGCTCTAAGGTTCATGAATATTTAAGCGTTCATGATCACTCTGCTTTATTCTCATTTGCAGTATGGTTAAACATTCCATATGATTACAGAGAAGAGCAGGAAGAGAATGAAGCATTCACTCCTTATGCTGGAGACTTTCAATTGATCTATCCAGCAACTACTGGATTAGTGTTGAAAAAAAATTGGAGATTGGATCGATCTATGGAAGGAAGAATGATCTTGTTCCCAAGTCAGATAAATCATATGGTATATCCACACCACACTACTTCATCTGCTAAATTTGAGGATGAATATAGAGTTTGTGTTGCTGGTAATATATCTCTCGATAGTTATAACGTTATTCCTGATACTGCATCATAAGAATCATGAAAGTAGCATTAGCATTTTTTGGACAACCTAGATTTGTTGATAATCAACAGATTATCAATACCTATAAACAAGTGATTCTTGATAGGTATGACACAGATGTCTTTGGGCATATGTGGTGGAAAGAAGAAGATGGAGAATATGATTATTCTTCTTGGTCAAAGATTGCAAAGTGTCCTATTCCAAAGGATGCTCCTAAAATCATAGCAGATAATTATTCTCCACTCATTCTTGGAATTGAAGATCCTCAGACTTTTGAGTTGCCCCCAAACGCAAAGAAGTTTGTTGATGAGAAGTTTACTGGCAAACACCCAGATGGTAATCACTGGAATCACAAGAACTATAGTAATGTGATGTCCCAGTTGTTTTCTATTAAATCTGTTGCTAATATTGTAAGGTCATATGCGGAGGAAACAAACACCAGTTATGACTTTATTGTTCTGGCAAGGTATGATACTGTCCTCATGAGATTCCCCGATCTTAATACCTGTGATAAGTATAAGTTCTATCTCCCAGGACATCATCCTAGATTCCCTGATACTATTCAGTTCTTTGGTCCTAAGTATCTTACTTGGGCACTCAATGCTTTTGATGACATTGATGATGTATACGAAGGAATTTGGGAACCATCTCCAGAAGCATTTAAAATGGGTGCATTCTTGAGAAGGTTTAGTCATTCTGACCTTGCTCCCTGTCCTATGGATGCTGCTTGCATTAGAGGTTAAAATGAAGATTATTGCTCATCGTGCTAATATTGGTGGTTCTAATCCTGAAGTAGAGAATCATCCTGATCAGATTGACAAATGCCTCGAAGAGGGTTATGATGTTGAAATTGATTTAAGATACCATAAGTCCACAGAGACTTTGTGGTTAGGTCATGACGAACCTCAGTATAAAGTAACTTGGTGGTGGTTAGCAAAGAGACATGAGAATCTCTGGATTCACTGTAAAGATTTGGATACTGCTACTGAGATGTCTAAAAACACATCGGGGTACAATTACTTTTGGCATCATGAGGATGACTACACCCTCACAAGCAAGAGGTTGATATGGGCATACCCTGGTAAACCATATTCGTCACACACTGTCATTGTTATGCCAGAGTGGAACAATATGGATTGGGACATGTTAAGAGTCACTAATTGTTATGGTGTTTGTACAGATTATCCAGAAAAATTAAAATGAAAATTACTCTAGTAGGTCCTGGAATTATGCCTATCCCCCCAACTGGTTGGGGAGCGGTTGAAATTCTTGTGTGGGATACTAAGTGTGCCCTAGAAGAACTAGGACATGAGGTACAAATCATTAATACTAAAGATAGTCGTCAGATTATCAATGGCATTAATGCATTTGTACCTGATTTTGTTCATGTACACTATGACGAATTTATTCCCATTGTTCCTTTTATTCAGTATCCAAATGCAATTACAAGTCATTTTGGATATTTGGAGCGTAAGGAGATGTTTAATGGTTACATCAACGTTGCCAATGAATTCCAAAAGATTAAACCAAACGTTTTTTGTTTGTCTCCTGGAATCCAAAAGGTTTACAATGTAATGTTTGATATTCCAAAAGAGAATACTTTTGTTACTCCTAATGGTGTAAATGTATCTAAGTTTAATTTTAAAGATACACCAGAATATCCTGAGAGAAGTCTTTACCTTGCAAAGATCGACTATCGCAAGAGACAACATCTCTTCCAGTCTATTGATAGTCTTTGGTTTGCTGGTAATCTTGCAGACAATAGATTCAATACCAATAAGAACTATCTTGGTGAATGGTCCAAGGAAACTCTTTACGAGCAACTGACTGACTATGGTAATCTTGTACTACTGTCTGATGGTGAGGCACACCCTCTGGTTTGTATGGAAGCACTCGCTGCTGGATTAGGAGTTGTTGTTTGTGAATGGGGTAAGGCAAACCTAGATATTGATAAAGAATTTATTACCGTCATTCCTGAGGATAAGGTCGGGGATATTGCTTACGTAGAAAAAGAAATAATTAAGAATAGAGAATATTCTGTTGCCAATAGGCAAGAGATTATAGAATACTCAAAGCAGTTTGATTGGAAGGAAGTCCTTCAAAAATACTATATCCCTAGTGTAGAAAAAGTAATTGAACGTCATGCATAGTACAGTTTTGGATAAAAATAAATCTACATACAAACTGAATAACTTTGGTCCAATCTACTACCTAAACATGGACGCCGATGAGAATCGTCGTGGGTATATGGAAGAGCAGTTTAAATACTGGGAAGTAGAAGACTATACTCGCATCTCTGCTTATGATGGAAGAGATGATGATCTCAGTGATATTCTTAAAGGTCGTTATCCAGATATGATGTCATCTGGAGAAGTGGGTTGTATTACCTCCCACTTAAAGGCAATTAAGCATTGGTATGATACTTCTGATAGTCCTTATGCAATCATTATGGAAGATGATTGTAATTTTGATACAGTTAAGTATTGGAACTTTACCTGGAGCGATTTTGTAGCACATCTTCCTTATGACTGGGATGTGGTACAAGTTGCCATCATTCAGACTGGAGATATTCATGTCAAACTTCATCGTAGGTTTGTTAATGATTTCTCTACTGCTTGCTATATGATTACCAGGCATCATGCAGAAAAACTTATCTATCATCATGTAAAGGGCGTGGATAAGTATCGTCTTGACAATGGTGTAAAGCCAAGACCAGTTGCTGATGATTTGATTTACAATTCTGGTAATACGTTCTCTATTCCTCTGCTTCTCTATAGGTTGCAGTTGGGATCTTCTATTCATCCAGAACATGTTGATGCATTCCATCGTCAAAACCATGATGGTATTTTGAATTGGTGGAGTCAGATGGGAGCATCCATGAGTATTAAAGACCTTATGGACTACGATCCATATCTTGGAAAAGTTAGCAATCCTGGTGGATAGTAACTTGACAAATCTAAAAACCCAAAGTATTATAAATAACAAAGCGTAACGTAATATTACGTTTTACAACAGAGGATGGTGCCTCAACTACTCGCGCCAATCTGTTGACCTTGACCACGGGTTTGTGGTACAATAATCACTGCGATCGGAAAGTCGAACCCGATCCATCATCTGCGGGTAACCATTCCGCAAGTAAAAATTACGAGGTATTAAAATGATTAAATCTGTATTCGCAGCGGTTGCTGCTGCTCCCCTTTTCGCTGGCGCTGCTTTTGCAGGTCCTTATGTGAACGTCGAAGCAAACTCTGGTTGGACTGGTTCTAACTATGGTGGCAC